CCCAATTTTTTTCTACACTAGCCTCTGTCCATTTACCAGCCTCATCACATAAATATCTTATAAGTTTAACAGAGTCATATGAATTTTCTCTAGTGTTCCTCCAATCTATTCTACTATTCAAGGCCTCAGATTGAGTAACCTTAGAATAATTTTTAGTTATTTTTTGACCTGGAGTATTAAAACTAAGTGTACTTTTAGGATTATCACTACCATCTATAATAGGTTGAAAGAAAAATGGGAGACTTCTAAACATATAAACAAGCTTATCTGTAAATAATGATTTAGCATCAGCACCAGTTTTACTTACTATACCACCATGAGAATTATATCTAGCTGTTATTTCATGTAAAAGCATAGACGCTCCTTTGTATGAAGCTCCTTCCCTTCTATGTTTAACCATTATCATTCCAAAACAATCTGGATCCTGTTTACATATTTCCCAAAAAATAAAGAATCTTCTATCTCTATCTCTATATTCAGGATATCCTATATCCATTTTACACCAGTTTAAATAATAGTAATGTTCTCCTGTGATGTAAGTAGGTTCACCATTATTCATAAACCATACTCCTTCTTCTCTTCTTTTAAATTCCTGATCTATAAACCAAGAATATTTAGATATAGTTTCTTCATAAAGTCCGTTAGGCATTTCTGTCCTACTCCACTTTTGATCTTTCTTTTTTAGATTAGAAAATAATATATCTTTTTTCTTAGGCTTTACAGGAAGCTTAAATTTTAAACCATTTACTTTTATATAACCTGTCATAATAAATTTTAGCCAATTATGCAAATATAATAAAATAAATTGTACTCTCTATTTTTTAGCGTACTTTTCTGAGAACCCAGCCTTAAAAGATTTTTCTTCATCTTCTTGTGATTTTTCTAAATCCTCACCCTCTATCATTTGTTTTTGAATCTTATTAATAGCAACTAATATTTCTTGAGCATCCATAAAGCATTCTTTCTTTGCTTTCATAGCGTTCCTAGATTTATCATCTTGCAGTTCTGGATCTATAGGTTTTTTAACTTCTTCAAGTAAAAGATCAAAAGCTTCATTCCCAGATTGTATTAGTTTGTTTAATTTGTCTTTTATACTTATTTCTTCCTTTTTTCCCATAATTTTTAATGTTTAAAAGTTCAGCACACTTTTCATAATCTTCGTAATACTCATAATGGTCTATTATTAGATCTATAAACTCATCAAATATGTCATCTTCTATTTCATCTCCAATAACATTCCAAAGAAAGTAAGGATGCTCACTATTATCTAATATATATTCTATTGATTTTTTACCTGTAATTAAGTTGTATGAGTTTTCCATACATATGTATACTAATTCATCATTATTCATTATTTTTCAATTTTGGCTAATATATCAAAGTTACGCATTCTTAATAACTTTTCACCTTCTATTTGCATATCATATTCAGAGTTTGTAGAAAAAACCACTTCATCACCTTTCTTTACACCCATTTCTTTAAGGTCTTTATTTAAATGTTCTACATATCCATATAACTCTTCGTCTTCTGCTTCTGGCTTTGTATATATACCAGATTTAGTAATATAGTTAGATTCATCTTCTACTTTTTGTCTTACAAAATTCCAATGAGTTAACATTTTTAATTTACCTTTTCTAACTCTAGCGTATATATTATTCCAATGAGTACTATATACATTTTCTTTTTCATGGTACTTAACCTTATTATTCCCACTAACTAAAAAATGATGACAATATACTTTATCCCCCTCTTTTATATCTAGCTTTACACCTTTAGGTAAACCTTTAGGTAATGCAATAACCGTACCATACTGTCTAGCGTGTCTCATTTCGTCAAAAGTTATATTCATAAATAACTCCTTACCATTAACAATAACAGTATCTTCATGGGTTTTTTCTACCTGAACAAAATAACAATCTTTAACTGGTCTCATATTAATTAACTTCGTATTTATCTCTCTCCTGAATATCAAACTCTATAGCTGTAGGTTGATCAAAAAACCTTTTCCAAGGTCTTGAAAATTCATCACCTCTAGCTTTAACGTATACATCATATACAACTTGCTGATGTTTATACCAAGCAGCCTCATCTTGTATAATTGCTGTAATTTCAATATTTCCACTGTGCATTAATTGACCTACCTTATAAGTAAGCCCTTGTTTTAAATCACCTATAGTTATTTTTCTAATTATAGGATTTATCGCTTCTAATTCCATTATTTTTTATTTTCGTAATAAATATCTAAATCTTTTAAAGTGCTCATCTGATGGCCATTAATACTAACATGTCCCCCTTCTTTTACAGTTTCTTTAAATGCGTTGTATTCATCATTCTTTTCTTTAGATAAAGCTACTTTTAAAAGTATTAAATAACCTATAAGATCAGATATAGTATCTTCCGTTTTATCATTAATCCCTTTATTTTGTATACGCATAAGCTTATCGTCTATACGTGCACATAAAGCTTCTACTGGTGATCCTGATGAAAATACGCTTGATGGGTTGGTGGCTGAGTCGCCATAGTCTCGGTTCTTCTGTAGTAGAAGATTTTTCATAGATTCGCACATCTCCTCTATGAGTTGTTCTGTGTTTTTCATAGTATATATTGTATTAAATTGAATTTTCCACTAATATAGTGAAAATATTTTATTCAAACAATATCCTACTCATTTTTTGGTAATGAACTACTAATTCTGTTGTTTTAGATCCTGCCATTTGCTGAACCCCAATATAAGGTATAAAGTCGTGATCATCTGCTAATGCTAAAGACTTGGTTGTGGCAACATTTTGAGTTACTCCTCCAGCTGTAGTGGCAGATCCTAATCCATACTGAACATCATTTACAAAAACAGAAGCTTGTCTAGATGAGTCTATTTCTATTCTTAATCTATATGTTGTAGAAGCTGCTACCGCTATACCCAGGTCTGTTATATAATCAGTATTATTATTAGAGTAAACAAAATGTAAGTTAGCATTTGTTGTTAGAGCACCTTGATCGTCATCTGTACAGAATAAGAAATAAGCTTGATCTGCATCGGTTGCGTAAACTGGAGTATTTGTTAATTTTAAACCAGCATGAAAAGAATAGTCTGTTATAGTTCCATGAGTAGTTATAGCACATTCCCATTCTACTTGATTTTCTGTTCCCCATAAGGTACCTGACCAGGCTGATTGCCTAGCATCTAAGTGTGGAGCTATAATAACCTGATCGTTGTCAGTACCATCTGTTTGTATTTGTATACCAGCGTAATTTGAAGAGAATTGAGCATCACCACTACCAGCGTTAGTTCCCACTAACTCAAAGTCTCTATTAGTAGGCATTCGTGTTGCTTCAGAAGCATCTAAAATATCAGCATTTCCCTTTGGTAATCTCTTAAAAAACTCTTCTAAATAATATCTTTCAGAGCTTCTTCTAAGGTTTCCTTTTACTTCTACATCTGCATTAATACTAACTTTATCATTAGTACTATCTACGGTAAATAATGTTGTATTACTACTGCTAGTAATTTTAAAAACATCTGTGCTTGTGCCTAAAGAAAACAAAGCTGTACCTGAATTAGATCCTACATGTAAAGTGCAAGTAGGTACAGTTTGATTAACACCAAAATAAGTTGTCTTAGATGTTATCCTATTATTAGAATCTTGAACACAAAAATAAGTATTGTTACCAGAAGAAGATGAATCAATATCACCCATCTTAACATTATAACCACTTAAAAAATCACCTACATAAAACTTATTATAACCGTTAGTAGATTGTATAAGCATAGCTTGAGTAGATGTTCCTACTATATGTAGGTTAGCTCTAGGAGTAGAAATGGAAGATAAATTTAAAGCTAAACTACCTATAATATTAACTTTAGTTTTACCTAAAGATAAAGAACTTTGATTACCGTCTCCATCTTCTATTCTTGTTGGAGTAGTGGAATTAAACCCTACAGTAGATTCCGTTTTTAGAATACTTTTATAACTATCTTTTATTGATTGCCCTGTTAATGTTGCCATATTATTTATTTATTAATCTATTCCGTAATATTCTATAGTAATAGAAACTTTACCAGCTGTAGCGTCTGTTGTTCCATTACCTGTTCCAGAACTACAAACATAAACATAATGATCAGCTGTTAATTCTCCATTACCAAAACCTAAACCAGGACTTCTGTTATTCCACCAATTTTTCTTAGCAGCTCCACTACTTGAACCTATAACTATATCGTTGTTGGAACTTACTGATACTGTTGAATAACTATAGTTAACTCCCGCACCCAGTATTTCATGGTAATCCGATGGTGCTGTTCCAGCAGAAACTCCATCATTAGTTCCTAAACCAACCTCAATATTATAAGTTCCTAAATTACTAACCTCTAATACTGTTAATTGAATTGTCTCTATATGAGCAAACTGAGGAATTTTTATTCCTGGAAGCTGTTTAATAACTCCATGGTCAGTTGCGTTAGCGTCTCTTAATTCTAATTCTGCCACAACCATGTGTCTAGATTTACCAAAACTAATTGTTTTAGCTTCATCAGCATTTAAATCAGTAATTTGCACAACTCCAGCAGGATCTAATATTATATCACCATCAGCTACAACTCTAAAGTGGGCAGCAGCAGCAGCGTTATCGTAAGTCATTAAAGTTGTGTCTCCATGTTCTGCTACGTCTATGGTGAAGTAATCATCTGTAGACGCTCCCCCATTTTCATACATTTGTAAATAAGTACCACTATGATGAGCGTTAATATTCATGATCTCTGTTCCAGCTGCTTTAATTTTAATTCCACCACTAGCAGATGTACCAGTATGAGAATCCAGAATAATATCTCCATCTACATCCATTGTTAAATCAGCAGCAGCAGTATCATCATCAACTGTAGTTATCGTTGTTGCTCCATGAGTTGTTGTTGCTATAGAGAAATAATCTCCTACGTCAGCAGAACTATTTAACAGTATGTCAACTCCCCCATCCTCTACCGTCTGATAAAATCCAGTTGTTGTTCCAGCGGTAGCTCCTGTGCAAACATTTCTAATTCCCCATTGAGTATCACCACCTGATAATGTGTTTTGAATACCGTACTGAGCTATTGTTCCTGTAGCGTTTGCATTTGTTAATGTACTCTTAATACCGTATAAAACCCCAGTACCACTAGCGTTGTTTGTAGCGGCATCATTTATATCAAGAATGAAACCAGATGTAGTTACTGTTTGTCCAGATGCAATAACACCTGATTTATCTATGTCTAAATTAAGAACAACATTATTATGAGAGGTGGTTCCTGCATCATCAATATCTACATGCATTACTTTTCCACCAGCTAAAGTAGTAGAAGTTATATCTATAATATTAGCTGTTGTGTTATTAGCATTTATGTCTAAAGCTATTTTATCGACATCAAGATTTGATATTGTAACCGCAGCGGTACCTCCATCTGTCGGATTTTCTATAAATAGTTTTCCCCATGATTTTGCTGAGGTTCCAAGACCTCCTTCCTGATCGGCTCTAGGGACTACGTTTGGTGTTGCCATATTATTTCTTTTTTATATATTATTTATATTTAACCTTCACTGTTATAAGGGTTAGGGAATACTGTAGCATCTATAGGTTGAACATCGCCACCTGAGTCTACATTCCAATATCCTTCATCATATGTTAATTCTAATTCTTCGCTAGGATCAGTAGGTGTATAATCATACATTCCATTTACTAATCCAGTAGCTGTATCTAAATCCCAAGTATCATTGAAATCATACAAGGTTGGTATAGGTGTTACTGCATCGTATGTAGATCCAGACCCCGTTGAGGTGGTTGCTTCCCACATGTAATCTTCTGTGACTACTGCTGTAGAAGAGGATCCAGCACCTGCCAGATCTCCAAATACTAATGAAGCTCCTAACCCTAACGCCATACCTTAATGTTTTGGTGCTAAGTAAAGTATTACCCCTCCGTCAGCATCTGCGGCTTGCATCTTAAAAGTTGTCCATCTTCCATATACGGTAAGACCTTTAGGGAAAATTGTTCCCACTAAAATATCTTCTCCTCCTGTTCCTTCATCTCCATCTCCAGATGCGTGAGCATGATTAGCTGTATTAAAGAATATTCTTCTATCTTCAGCAGTATTCTCACAAGTCAAAGTGTTTACAGTTGTATCTGCCATAAATGTTATAGCACATATGATCTTGTCAGATGGTGGAGTCACTAGGTCTGTATCGTTAACGAATACTGATCCATATTGTCCTAGTGTAGCTTCTTGTGCTTTTGTTCCTGATAATGCCATTGTTTTATTATTTTATATTGTTCCGTTACAAATATAGTAATTAATTCCAAATATAAGAAATATTTAGTATATTTGATCTATTATAATTAAATTTAGTAGTTTGGGCAAGGATAATTACCTTAAGTATTATCGGAACGTCCTATTTGAATTTAGAGATAAATACAACCTTAAAGTATCTGACATAGAATTTCTACTCTTTGTTTACGATATGAGATATTTTACAGGTTTTACTATAGCTAAAGATTATAGATGTTCAAATAGTTTTATAACTAGGAACCTTCCTATATTATTAAGTAAAGGGTATGTAGTTATATACCTTGAAAAAGCTCACAATAGAGCTAGAAGATATATGATATCTCAAAGAGGAAAAATATTAGTTAATAAGTTTTATAAAACTTTAAAAGAAACATTTTATGTATTTGAAAAAAAAGAGTGGTCAAGTTAGAAATTATCAAGAAGATGGTGTAGTTCCTTCTGGAAAAACAACATTAACAGATGAAGAATTAAGGGAAAAGTATGGTAAAGCTTATGACTTTCTTAAGATGGAGGACAGAGCAAATAAACAGAAAAGAGTTGGATCACTGGCAGGACTGATGGATAATGACATGTATGATATGATTTTAGGCTTAAGTCCTGAAAAAGCGGCACAATTTATGAAAGCTGCTAAAAGCTACCAATATTCTCCTAGAATCTATAATCAAAAAACGGAAGGGGATCATAGAAGTGGAGAGGTGAATAAATTTTCTCGGGAAATAGATGAAGAGAGACTAGCAAAAGAATTTAAAAAACTAAAGAAAAAAAATTATAAAGGTCATGCTTATGATCTAAATGTTTTTAGAGAAATATTTGGAAACGAGAATCTGACAAGTCAACAAGCTGATATTATGTCAAAACAAATGGGGACGGGTCCTATGGTAGATGCTCTTATGTCTATTAATCCAGAATTAGATCCTGGTGCTAGCGGAGGAGCATATAGATCTAGGCTGGGTGGACGTTCACAAGGATTTGATCTTTTTCCAAACGCTCCTCAAGAGTATATAAATAATATGCTAGCCTCTGGTATTATTACAGAAAACGAAGACGGAACCTATACAGGTGGTCGTGGAAATCCTAGTCAAGAATGGCTAAATATTCAAAATTTAGCTGGAGGAGGTGATAAAAACATAACTGAGAGCCAAATAATAAACAATTTAAGTAGTCAAGATGATCTTATTACAGAGGGTCAATTTCCTAACAATAAGTGGAATCCAGGCAGAAGTTCTTTGCGTCGTGAAGCGGCATTTGAATTTGGTGTAAGACAAAATAAAGATGGTAGCTTTTATTCAGAAGGATTAAGAAGGAATTTAAATAGAGGAGAAGAAGGTAGACTTAGAAATGAGCTTGCTAATGAATATTATGACAATTCAGGATTTCAATTATATAAACCAGAAATTAACGTAAATGAAGTTAATCCTAGTCAACTTACAGTACCTTCTAATAAAACTGATATTGGACCAATGCCAACTTTTATTAATACTGATATAGAACAACCAATTACTCTAGATGCAGTACAACCAGGAACATTAACTGGAGATAATCAAACGTTAGTAAAACCTAATGCACCTAATCCGCTAACAGAAACAGTTAGTTTAGATTTTGATCAAATGGATAGTTTAAATAATATGGGGGGAGGAGAAGGACAAGGTACTGGCACACTAAATGATGCTAGCAATAAAAATGCTGAAGGTAAATCTATTGATGCAGTTACACAGTCTTGGAAAAACAGAACTCATATTGGAACTGGAGAAGGATATAACGAAGGAGATTTAGACAGGGATGCTAAAATAATAAAAGATACTTATGGTGATGATGCTTATAATAACCTTTTATCTAAGATAAATAATATGGCTAAGCCTATAGCCAATAATGATCAATCAGTAGTTAGAAATGAAAACACTGAAAGTGGAAGTAGTGGAGGATCTTCTAATCCTAATTTAAGGAACATTTCTTTTAGAGGTAATGATAATGTAAATAATGACGATGGGGAAGTAGAAGATAATAATGAAGAAGTAGATAATAGCGAAGCGGGTTCTGGAGAGGATGTTGATGAGACAGCTGGATTTATTGATTTATCTAACTTCACTGGATCTGACCTTGGATACACTGGAGTAAATCAAGGACCTCCTAGTGTAGTGCCCTTTTTCAAAAACGGTGCTAAACTTAATAAGTATGGTACAGGAGGGTACGGTATTAGTGGATTTGACACAAGAAATAAAATTAATGATCTTAAAATGCAAATAAATAGCTTTAAAGAGAATATGGACACTGACAGTAGAGAAGATAAGAAGGCTCTAGAAAGATTAGAAGAAGAGTTGTCAAACGCAAAGAAGAAAAGATTTAATTTTAATTTTGGTTAATAATGGAAGAAACAATGATGATTATAACAATAGGAGATGCTCATGAGCACTCACATGGAAATGAAGGGAGTGAAATGAATGTAATGGGTTATGATACTAAAAACTTTCATATATGTCCAGGAGCTAAAGAATCTTTCTCGTCAATGATTAAAGAGGGTTATAGGGATAAAGAGGCAGACGACCTAATCAATTTAGCTATGCTAGTTGATGACTACCTAGGAATGGAAATAGAAGCTTTAGAATCAGGGTCTAGCCCTGAATTAATAAAAGACATGGTAAATAAAGGTAATGGTGTTATGTTTCATTTAGGATCCTTTGCTGGTAGATTAGGGAATGAGGGTATGATAGGGTTATTTGACTTTATGCCTGGCCACATACTTAAAGCCATGGGGGTAAAAGATGAGCCTGTATCATTAGAAGATCAAGAGTATGATATGCCCATGGAAGAAATGAATGAGGATCATATGTCTATGGAGATAGGCGGAGGATCTTGTTAAATTAATTATTAAAAATATAAAATTATGGCATTAGCAACTAGAAAATCAGGAGATATACATACAAAATCAGGTAGCGACTTAGCTGATATGAAAGCAAAATATGATGATAACAAACTTAGTGACCTTCCAGCTTATGATGACTTTCAAGCATTACTTTATCAAATACAATTATTAAGAGAAGATATTGACGAACTTAGAAGGTATATTTCAAGTGATGAGCTATTAACACCAAACACAATGGGTGACTCATTACCTACATCAAACCCATCTTCAGCGGGTCAACTATGGAACAATAGAGGAGTTTTATCTATAAGTAATGGCTAACCCCTTACTTTAAGTCTATTTTTTCTGTATTCAGATTTGGCGGCCTTGCATTCGTCACAACGACACCCCCTTCTATAAGCGGCAGCAGATGGACATTCTATAGCTATAGCCCTAGCTCTAGCAGCTGAATAGTTACAAGAAGAATGGGAAAAGGCTATGTTGTCAAGATCAAAAAACATTTTTGCTGGATCGCTTGAGTCTAACCATGGAGTCTTATGCTCTACAGTCATCCTCTTAGCTGTTTCTATTTCCTTGCCACATTGGTAGCACCAGTTAATCTTTAATCTCTTAGCTAGACTATATAACAACTCTTTTTTTAATCTACTTGAAGCAGTGCTGGGGTTCATCCCAAGTTGTTTAGTTTTTTTAGTCTTAATGCACATTATTTTTTCCTTTTAAGCTTATTAAGCTTGTAACCTTTTTTTGCATTGAAACCACCCCTAGCCTTACGATCACCAGGAGTCCTTGTTTTATTACCCCTGTTTTTAGACTGGTCTTCTAGCACTACAGATCCGTCAGACATATGAGATACATCCTTATTATCACCATTACCGTACGTACCCTTGTCCCTATTGATCTTATTAAGCTTAGTACGCTTCTTTATGTTCTTAGAACCTGACTGGAATTTTCTATATTCTTCTTTGTAATTTCTCGGCATAAGGCAAATATAATAAAAATTATGAGATAAGTGTAGTTTTGGGATAATAATATACATGGACCGGTCTGCTCCTCACACCGAAACCGATATATTTTAGGGGGTGGGGTACATCTATATACCTATACACGATTAGAACCATCGTTTTTTGGTATCTATAATCTACTTGATGATAGTAATATACACTAGCCTAATAACATCTAGATTAATACCGGTCATCTACTATGATACCGAAGTCTATTATCTATGATTTGATGTGATGGGGGTAAGTAAGTGCTAACTCCCCTACCAATTTAACACATAATCCACCTAACATATTGAAACTCAATTTAAGCTATGTTTTATTACATCTAAGAAACTTTCTCTCTGCTATGCAATACCAATACTAAAACTCTTAGTTTCTTCACTAGAATCAATCTACCTCAAGTACCTCATATAGATATTATTTTAAACTTTTTTTCCTCGAGAGAATGAAAGTTTTTTATACTTTTTGTAATTTGTATTGTTATTTGAATTACATTTGTGGAAACGATTTAATACTAACTAAAAACTATAACTATGACACACAAGGAGAGAATAATTAAGGAACTAGAAAAGCAAGAGGCACTAAATCTTTTTAAATCTGTATCTATAAAGGAAGATTATCAAAAACAAATCGACATAGATAAAGCTAAATTACATAAATATATTATAGAAGTTGCCAAATTGGAGAACGAAGTTAAACGACTAGAAAAAGAAAACAACAGATTAACTAAGATACTAACTAATGAAGTTTTATATTCTTAAACTAAATTAATAACTTAAATTATACAACTATGACAGAGATAAAAGTAAACGATATAAACAAAATTAGTGCAGTTAGAATGGGCTCAATGGATTCAGAAAATTTACATATAATAGTAAATTATTTAGATAATAATAAAACATATCAAATTGCATCGGGTCAATATAATGTTTGTGGTAACTGGGCACATTTAGAAGTAAATGAATTGATACTAGATGACAACGAAAAACCATTTGCAGAGGTTGACTGGAGTGGACTAGAAAGTAAATATAATGATGGTGCAGAGTATATTCTTCAAGATTGGATAGAGGACAGAAAGATAAGATTATCATAAAAGTAATACTGATGAGTTCGGAAGAACGAAACAGGAGATTAATTCTCCTGTATATTACTAAAAACTTAAAACTATGACTATGACTAATGAACAATTATTAAATAAGTATAGAAAGATACTTAATCAGATTGCTACAATAGGAGACACCGGTGGAACTCATCACGATACTCATTACTATAATCATCAAGGTGCTTCAGAAGATTGGTATGAACTTGAGGAGATAGGACACCTTAACTATGATGAAGAAGTGAATAATGATGATGTCAATGATATATGTGAAAGATTAGATAAGGCACTAATTGTAGCAAAAACAATAAGCAAGATTGATAAACTTGAAGATATTCTAGATAAGAATATACAATATGGATAAACTAAATTACTAACTAAAACACTATCACTATGATGAATTTACTTAACAATGCACATGAACAAATAACAAGAGATATGCTTGAGAATATGGAGGAAGGAGATTCAATAGAACTGAATAAAAGATTCTCTTTATATAAGTATGAAATAGAAGATTATGATGACTCTTTATACTATGATGAAGAATTAGAAGAATGGAAAGAAAATAAACCAACAGAATCTTTTGTATTAGAGGACAACAAATATGATACAGATACTTTTTCAGTACAATATAAAGATGATGAAATTGTACTAACAGATTTCTATGGATATGATGATGATGAAGATTTTAATAACTAAATAACTATAACTATGACTAGAATAAGCACAATAACACCGGAAGTAAATTTATACGGAAGACAAACCGGAATAGAGAATACAATGTTTAACACCTTTAAAAGTAATAAAGACTATATGAAGAATCTAAGGAATTATATCTTAGATGTTATCAAGGAAGACTCCGAAGACTATTCTAATTTGACAAACCCTAGCGAAAAAGAATTAATGAATCACTTTGTTAAGAGATTTGAAAAGGAATTTAATCACGATTACAACAAAAGAGAATACCCTAGAATACACCGAAGGATAGAAAACTATCTATTAGGACTAGCATACAATTTTGTTTATACATATCACAAACAGACAGAACAAGCGATTGAATTTCACGACATCAAGTTTGGAGAGGTAGATGAATCAAAAGAATTTCAATGGGGTTATAGAGAAGTAAATGGGGAAACAATTAACTCTTGGAATGAAGAAAGTATGAGAAAACATCTATACGAGATGGTTAGTTATTCTTCCGGAAAAGGCAAAAATACTAGCAATTACTATTTTCAGATGATAACTCAAGAGATTATCAAACTACTAAAGAAACATAAATTATACACTAAAAAATTATCACTATGAAGACAATGAGAACTAGAGTAAAAAGTATAGAGGAACTAAAGACAATATGCTCAGATGATTACTTCCAAGATTTCTACATATCTTTAGCCAACGGACTAGCGAGAAGTAGTAAAGAAATAAGATACAATGAAGAAGAAGATGTATGGGAGATTATAAATGGTATTGATGGAATTTATTTCGAATACTCTACAACACAATTAGATTTCTGTACTAACATAATCCGAGCAATAGATAACGGAAATTTAATCCACGAGAAAAACATTAACTTAAAATTTTAACTATGAATACACTATCACTAACAGACAAAGAACTAGAACTAATTAAAGATACACTAATTGAAAAGATCCGATACAAAGGAATACAGAAACTATTAGTTAATATGCAGAATCAAATGCAACAACAACTTGTATACAAGGACACCGATTATGGATATGTATTTGAAACAGATGAACAACTTGTAAAGTATTTAAGAGGATTAACACTAGATGATGAGTACAACGATTGTACAGATGAATTTCTAATAGCTGAATCATTAGAGCATAATTGGATAGAGCAAATAAAAAGAAGTGAATTAACAGATACAGAATGAAATAAAGTGAAAATAATTTGCATATATAAAATATAATTCGTATGTTTGTAAAACAGAAACACATTAACTAAAACTAAATAACTATGAAAAGAATTACTAACGATACAATGATATGCTTCAACGAATGGATAAACCAACTAATATACAACAAGACAAAAGTCTTTTGGATTGACAAGAATAACACCAAGCATTACTTATGGTCAAAAAAACCAATGTTAGATGATAACGGAAATATAGATTATCAAAGACTATCTATAACTAATAAAGAAAATGAAATAAAAACATATCGTTGGATATTAGATAATAAAATAAACCTACTAACTAAATAAAACTATGCAAACAAAAATAAAAAACTATAAAGAGATAACAAGTAATATATTCACATCGTTTAAAGATGTAGACAGACAGAAAGAAATGTACAAAGAGGTACAGATAATGATAAATAAATTAAATAATAACTTAAATAATTAAAACTATGAAAAAGGAAGATATAATAGATTACATAATGGACTATGAAATGGGAGATTTAGATGATATGCAAACACTATCACTATTCAGTAACTTAATCAAAACCGGAAAAGTTTGGAAGCTACAAGGACATTACGGAAGAACTGCACAAAGTTTAATTAATGATGAATGGATCTTTTCTGATGGTACTATAAACGATGGGAAATTAGAGGAAGTATTAGATTACTGACAATTAGATATAAGTATCCTTTGATACAAATAGTTACTTACATTAGGAAGTAGGAGGAGATTAGGAGATAGACTTTTTTATATTTATAAAAATGTTATACTAACATATCCTACTGATATAAGAAATTGGAAGTTACAAGAAAAAAATGACAATGTCAAGTATTAACGAAAAAAAATAAAATTATGAAAAAGATATATATAGAAAATTCAAAGTTTATGGAATACATAGATGAATTAGCAACACAAATAACAGAAGAAAGATTTGGGGAAGAAACATTTGCGTATTCAAGTGAAGTAGGGCAAGAAGATACTTTAATGTTTACAGAAAAGGCACACGATTTTTATAATGAAGTGTATGATGAGTATGAAACATTAACTAATAATCTATTAGGTGTATATAGTAGTAATGAATTATATAATAAGAAATGAATGATTACGATAGAGAACCATACCAAGATCAAGTAGATCAAACACAATGTAAATTCTGTGGAGAAGATACGGACAAAGACTTTTGTTCCAAGTCATGTATGAAAGCATTCTTCAACGATTAATAACTTAAAACTAAAATTATGAGAATAAAAATAGAAGATTACTATGGTAATGATATAGTAGAATTAAGAATAAAAAAAGAATTATTTAAATTACATGGAGATATTCTTATTGATGATATTATAGAAACAGATGAATATAATGTAGCCGATATAGATGAAGATGAGAATGGAGAATATGTAAGGGTACAACTAACTAACGATTTGCATAAGTGAAAAAAATTTACTATATTGCATTAACTTTAAAACTAAAACTATGAAACAATTACCGGAAGATATTATAGCGACTAACGATAAGATCGCAGATGCAAAAGAACTATTAAGAGAAAATGGATATTATATATATACCTTATATCATGTTGATGATGTGAAATCTATGTATGATTGTACTGACTCACAAGCTATGGAGATAATAGAGTTTGCAATAGACAATGATGGAACTGCAAATCAAATATGGGAAAACATGAGATACTTTGCTGAATATATGGGACTCAAGGAAAAAGAAGATTAATAACTTAAAACTAAAATTATGGACAAGAAAAAAACTGCATATCAAGATATATTACAAAAGATACAATACTATATGGATAACCCACACAAAAACCCTAATGATGTATTTGATTACGAGGGAGATCCGGTGGAAATTATTAACGATAAAAACTAAAATTATGTCAATAGATAATAGAATATTTGCTCATTATAGAGATAAGCAAGAAGAAATAAAAAAAGCTAAAGGACTACTAATTGAGAATGGTATGTTAGTATTAACAAAAGAAAATAGAAGAAGTTTTATAAACAAACTACAAGAAGAAATAGAATGGTATAGAACTTATGGAGAGTATGTAAATTCTCACTTTCCTAATGTAGACGCAGACGCATCTTCTTATGCAGACGGAGACACAGAATAAATAATATGGAAGAATATTTAGATCATAAGATTGGACAAAAGAATATCGGCTACACTCCTAGAGAAGATATAGAAATGGATATAGCTATGGATACAGACTTAAATAAAATATATAATTTAGGGTATCTTGATGCACTTTTAGATATTAGAAAAAAGATGAATAAAATAAACTTAAATAAATAATATGGATCTATTTGGAAAAATAACAATACTTTTTGTATTCCTTTGGATAATAGTAATGAT